TTTGCTGGGCTATCACGTTGCCTCTGATCCTTGCCCAATCCTGCTACTATTACCAAATATCGAATTTGCCAAGCAGTTTGCAAAAGACCGATTGCAACCGTTGTTTGCCAATGCCGATTGCTTCAACGGAATCATTGAAGACCCCAAGCGAGGCGACAAGCAGAACACCTTGCTGCATAGAAGTTTTGTGGGCGGACGACTCACGCTTGCACCAGCCACCACTGCAACGGCCTTGGCGTCCAAGGCCATTCGTCTTTTAGTCGCTGATGAGATTGACCGTTTTGAACATTCGGCAGGAATCGAAGGCGACCCAGTGGACCTGGCGATTCAAAGAACCGTCACCTTTGCCCACTCTCGCAGAATTCTTCTGACCAGCACCCCAACACTGAAAGGAGTCAGCCGAATAGAAAAGGCTTTTGACGATTCGCGCCAATCCTTCTTTTTTGTGCCTTGTCCACATTGCCAGGAATACCAGCGGCTGGTTTGGTCAAACGTCCGTTGGCAACACAACGAACCGGAAACTGCTCACTACGAATGCGAGCAGTGCCAAAAGTCTTGGACAGAAGGCGAGCGATTAGCCAGTTTACAGTCAGGCGAATGGCGCGAGAAGTACCCACACCGCAAGACCAAAGGCTATCACTTATCCGGCTTATACTCGCCTTGGGTTAGTCTGGTTGATTCAGTGACGCGATTTCTGGAAGTCAAGAGTGACCCAGAGCGGTTGAAGGTTTGGACGAATGTTTATCTTGCTGAAACTTGGGAAGACCAAGGCGAAACCATAGACGAACACGGTTTGTACAACCGTCGAGAAGTCTTCAAAGCACCTGCACCAGCAGAAGTTCTGGTGATTACGGCAGGTATTGACGTTCAAGACGATAGATTAGAAGTGACGTTTCTTGGGACAGGCAAGGACAACGAAGGATTCATTCTTGACCATCAGATTCTGCACTCTGACCCAGCCGCACCTCAGACTTGGATTCAACTAGACAAACTTTTGAGAGAACGCTGGCGTTGTGCGGATGGTCACGAACTGCCAGTGCAAGCGGCTTGTATCGACTCCGGTGGACACTACACCCAAGCGGTTTATGAATTCGTCAGAAGCAGAACGACTGCGCGAATCTATGCAATCAAAGGCGTAGGTGGGGAGGGCAAGCCACCAATCGGCAGACCAAGCCGAAACAATTCCGGCAGAATCAAACTCTTTCCGGTTGGGGTGGATACGATCAAACAAGCGATTTTTGGCAGGCTCAGAATAGCAAGCGGACCTGAAGCACTAAGATTTCCGAGACACTTGGATGAAGAATATTTCGCACAACTCACGGCTGAAAAAATCGTCACCAAGTACCACAAAGGCTTTCCAAGACGCGAATGGATCAAGATTCGACCAAGAAACGAAGCTTTGGATTGTTTAGTATATAGTTTAGCAGCCTTGTCTTCGCTAAACATTCGAGACTGGAAACGCCTACAGAGAACTGCTAAAGTAGTTGAAACTGTTGAAGAAACCGTTGCCCAACCTGAACCACAACCACAACGAAGAACTTTGAAACCTGCACGAAGACCACAATCTTGGATTCAAAGGTTTTGATATGCGACACCGAAGGAACCGATATTTGACACCAAAACAATTGGCTGCTGAGTTGGACGTCAGCGAGCGAACAGCCTACCGATTCTGTGAATCCGGCTTAGTTCCGGCTTACAAAGTTGGTGGAAGTTGGAGAATCGAAAGCCAAACCAGCTATTTAGACTCCTTTGTTAAATTAAATTGAGGAACATGAGAGGAAGAAAACCAAAACCAGCAGAGAATTTGCCTGACTCAACCAGAAGGCTATTAGAAATCATTGAATCATTAGGAATTTCGCGTTCTGAGTTTGCCGAGAAGGTAGGCACAACACCTTCAGGATTAAGCAGCATATTGGTTAGAGGTACAGAGGTAAATTCAAGGCTAGCTAAGGCCATTGAGTTGGAGTTTGGAATTTCTCAGCAGTGGCTACTTTGGGGCAAAGAAGAAGATCAGCCTCATGCAATCACACCAAAAGCAATGCGTTGTCATTCTTGTCGTTTTTGGGATTCGGCAACATTCACAGCAAAAGACTTACCTGAAAATGTTGATGAATTTGGATATTGCCGCAGAAATGCGCCTATGCCGTTAATGTTCAAGCAAAGTGACCAAGACAAGCCACTTGAAATGAAGATTCATTGGCCTGTTACAGAAAACACTGACTTTTGTGGAGAGTGGAAATCTAAAAATTATTTATAAATTCTGCCAATTTTGCCAATTCTGCCAATCCTGCCCACAAGATTAAAGTTCTGCGCTATTTCTAGCGCATGGCAACCAATCAATTCGACCGCGCAAATTATCCCACAACGGAACCAGATCGACTTGTAGCTGGCGAACGCTGGCTTTGGCGCAAGGACGATTTAGCATCTGATTATCCTCCCGATTCTTACCAACTGAAATATTTCGGCAGAAGCCAAGAGGCTTCCAGCACCGAGATTGCGATCACGGCTGTTGAAGCCGATTCAACTTACTACATCGAAGTCTCATCCGCAGACACGCAATCTTACCCAACCGGACAGATTACTTGGCAAGCTTGGATTGTTCGGACCAGTGACGATCAGAAAATCAAGGTTAGCGAAGGCCAATGGTTTATTGACCAAGATACGGATGTAGCGCATGACCCCAGAACTCATGCCGAAATCATGTTGCAGAAGATTCAATCTCTGCTCGAAGGCCGCGCAGACAATGACGTTGAAGAGTATTCGATTGGGAACCGCAGCCTGACGAAGCTTTCAATTCAAGACCTGATGAAGTGGCGCGACTACTACAAGAGCGAAGTCATCAAGGAACGCCAGCAAGCTCGCGTTAGAAGTGGCAAGCGACCAGCCAATATGGTGAAGGTTGAGTTCAGGAGGGCCGGATGATTCAAGAAGCAATGTGGTGGCTCACGGATAGAGTGCATAGGCCAGCACCAGAGAATCCAAGTCCAAAGCACAAGAAACGTCGATATGACGGAGCGGCTGGTTCAAGATTCCTTGCGGACTTTATCGGCTCAACCACTTCAGCCGATGCCGAGCTGCAATATAGCCTTCGCAGAATCAGAGACAGAGCCAGAGAACTTTGCCGAAACGACGATTACGCCAGGCGCTACCTGCAACTCATGTCAAGTAACGTCATTGGTGAGCATGGCTTCCAACTTCAAAGTAGAGCAAGAAATCTAAACGAGCCGAATGTTGGACAACTCGACGCTGCCGGTAATGAAATCATTGAACGAGCTTGGAAGCGATGGGGCAAACGTTGTTCCGCAAGCCGCAAGCATAGCTGGCTAGACATTCAGAGGCTAGTGGTTCAAGGACTCGCCAGAGATGGCGAAATTCTGATTCGCTTTGTTCGAGGCAAGAAGTGGACAGACGGATTAGCGTTGCAGATTCTTGAGCCGGATTTTTTAGACGAAGAATATTTTACGACTGAGCCAAAAGGCCGCAGAGTAGTCATGGGCGTTGAGTTGGACGAGTTTGACGCTCCAGTTGCTTACTACTTGAAATTAGGCCAAGGCCATCCATTCGACACTTTTGGACAAAGGCGTTCAGACAAAAGAACCAGAGTTGACGCTTCCGATATTCTGCACATCTACCTACCGGACAGAGCGCAACAAACGAGAGGCGTTTCTTGGTTTGCGTCAGCAATGACGAGAATGAGAATCCTTTCAGGTTACGAAGAAGCTGAACTGATTGCTGCTCGCACCGCAGCCGCAAAAATGGGTTTTTTGGTTAGCGCAGACGGTGAAGGATTCATTGGTGATGAAAGCGCAGACGGCAATCAAATCATGTCTGGTGAGCCTGGTTCAATTCAACAGCTTCCGGCTGGAATGAGCTTTCAAGAGTGGAATCCTAGCCATCCAACTTCAGCATATGCCGAATTTCACAAAGGCGTTCTTCGCGGAATCGCTTCCGGCTTGGGCATTTCTTACACAAGTCTCAGCAACAACCTCGAAGGTGTCAGCTATTCATCCATCCGGCAAGGTGCACTAGAAGAGCGAGACCTCTACAGACAACTGCAAAGCTTCCTCATTCAGCACTTGTGCGAACCTGTCGCGCAAGAGTGGCTGAAAATGGCAATGACTTCCGGCTCAATCCCAATACCAATCACTAGATACGACAAGTTCAGCAACACACTGGAATTCAGAGGCCGAGGCTTTTCTTGGGTTGATCCAGCAAAAGAGATTCGAGCCGAAGTCGAAGCAGTCAGAAACGGATTCAAAAGCCTCAATGACGTTGCCAGACAATACGGGCGTGACGTGGAAGAGGTGTTTCAGCAAATGCAAAACGACAAGGCAATGGCGGAACGTTATGGAATCAGCCTAGCCTTTGAGCCTTTAGGCAGTCCACACGGACCAGTTGAGCCAGAGGTTGAATAGTGGCGGAAAACCACAAACCAACCGAGGGCATGATTTCCGAGGCAAACCGTGGCCTAGAGTGGAGACGAGAATTTGGCAGAGGCGGAACCAGTGTCGGAATCGCTCGCGCCAGAGACATCAGCAACGGCAAGAGTTTGCCACTGGCAACCGTGAAGAGAATGAAGTCCTTTTTTGCTCGCCATGAAGTAGATAAAAAAGCCGAAGGATTCAGGCCAGGAGAAAAAGGTTATCCAAGTAATGGCAGAATCGCTTGGGCTATGTGGGGAGGTGACGCTGGCAAAAGTTGGAGTGAGAAAATCGTGAATCAAAGCGAGAGAGTTATGGATTTAACTAGCATGACCGAGCGGCATATCATTGACGTTGAAGAAACGAATGACGAGTACATTGTGGCGTTTGCCAAAGCGGAACAAGTCGCAGAAGAGCCGGAAGAAAGAGAAGTTGAACAAGTCGAAACCAGAGACTTACCAGTTCAAACGCAATACCGAACCGGAAGCGTTCGCATGATGGATGATGAGTCTGACAGAAGAGTAATGATGTCGATCAGTTCAACAAATCCGGTTGAACGTGAATTCGGCTATGAAGTTCTCGAACACAATGCCGGAAGCGTTGACATGGAATTCATGTCCAGCGGCAAAGCGCCACTTCTTTTAGACCATGACGCAAGACAGCAGATTGGAGTGGTTGAAAAGGCGTATATGGATAATGACAAACTTCGCGCACAAGTAAGGTTTAGCAAAAACGCAATGGCGGAGGAAGTTTATAGAGACGTAGTTGATGGCATTCGTGGCAACGTCTCAATCGGATACCAGATTCAAGGCATGACGAAAGACGAGAACGGTTACAAAGACAAACCGCTTTATCGGGTGAGTTCCTTCAAACCATTGGAGGTTTCAATGGTTTCCATTCCTGCTGACTCTACTGTCGGAGTGGGCAGAGCATACAAGCCGGAAGCTTCCGGTGATGATAACAACTCAGCAATCAAAGGAGAACCTATGCAAGCTGAAGTAGTTAAAG